TTACCGCTACCAATCCCTAAGTTCCCAAGAAACTTGGCTAGGTTATACCCCCACGCCTTTTTACCATAAGGGTTTGTTGGCGTAATATCATTAACAACATTATAAGTATCTTTTGATACACGGCTCAACGCATCGCGGTACGCTTGTTTATCATCATCTTTGCCGGGGTTGCCAAAGTCGTAACTACCCATATCAACGCCGGACGCTTTGGCGGCGGCGGCAGCTTCGTCTTGGGCGGCATCGTTGTCTTCGGACTCGGAATCGTATGCCACTAAATATCTCCTGAAGATCCATGGACCAAGGGCAACGATATATGAAAATAATAAAATTCGAAACTATTCTTTTATTTACATCTCAAAAAATATCCGCTCTAAATTTCCAAGATGATAAAACTCCCCGCCACTACAATCGGTCTTATTGGTGAACACATAACAGCAGCCGCCCTAATTACATTAGGCTGGAAAGTTTCGCTCGCCCAACAAGACCACCTCGACCTTGTTGCTTGGCACCCCGACATAGAAAACGAGTTTATACGAATCCAAGTCAAAACCTCGTTTTGTCGGGCGCAAAGTAAAAGTAGAAATCCTTGTTACCATTTTCAGAACGGCTCTGGTAGGTTTAAAAAAATTTTGGACCACCTCACAAAATACGACATCCTCGCTCACTGCGCCGCTGATCGTAGACGATGCCACTTTCAAGCTGCCCATACCGTGTTTAAAGTAACTGAGCGCTATCGCCCAGAACGCTTCGACGATCCATCCATCGAACAAGATTCTTGGACCAAGGCTCTTGAACACCTGCGCGATTACAAAAAATCTAGAAGCAGCTAGAAGGTTCCTACCTCCTTTTTTCTTGAATCATGGTCCTCTTATCAAAGTATGACTCTATATATTTAGGGTCGTCCCGAAAATTTTTGGCATATCGCCTAACAGCGTTAAGACTTGCGACTTTATATGAGGAGGTGCGCGAAAATAGGGGGGGGTCGGGGTAAAGAAAATCCCGCGCCGAAACGCTAACGGCACGGGACTCAAAACGCGGGGCGGGGCGGGGGCGTTAACCCCCGCGCCTAGGTTACGCGCCTATTTTTAACAGGCCGCTAGCTAGTAGCTTTTTGCGGTAGAAAGTTAAAATACGCGTCGCGCCTTGGGTAGTAGCTAAAACGCTATCGGGCGCGTCCATAGCCTCGATAAGCGCGGCTTGGGTAGCCGAGCCGCCCAGCTGGTCCAAAACGTAAAGGATAGCTTGGGCTTGGGGCGGAAGCGGCTTTTCTAAAGCGGCTAGCTTTTCGACCGCGTCAGACGCAAGCGCCAACTTAACCCCGTTACGGCCTTTAGGCGACGGAGCAGGGATACCGCAACGCGCCACAGACTTAGGGTCGACAGTAGGGGTTACAGTAGCGTTAGTAGTAGGCTTAGAAATCTTAGACATATCATTATTCTCCAAAATCGGAAGCAGCAACCGCGCCGCCTCAACACATACTATTATATGCATTTTCATACTAAAGTAAACCCCCCTATCAATCTTTTTTTATCTTTTTTTAATTTTATTTTTCAGGCAGCGCGACACGCAGCGCGACACGCAGCGCGAGTCAGTCAAACAAACAAAAGAGTCAGTCAGTCAAAGCACGTGTACGAAAAAGCGAGCGAGTGAGAGCCACGCGCACGTGCGAAGTAATTATGATGATGAAGAGGGGAGAGGAAGGGCCGAAGCCCTTCCAATCAATGTTTGTCCATTTCGTCTAAGACGCTGGCAATAAAGCACCAATATCCAATAACCAGGATAGACCAGAAGATGAAGAGAGCAGTCAGCGTTCCCATTAGACAGTCTCCTCAAGGCGGTCCTCGCCACAAAAGTTAGAGCGCCAATCAGCATAAGGCGCAAGCACCTGACGCATGCGTTTAATAGCGTCGGTATCGCAAAGACAGTCTTTGATCTGAGCATAGATCATTTCATCGTTCCAACAATGAACTAGAACATCCCATGCGCCATAAGAATAGAATTCCTCAGCATGCGCACGGACACTGCTGATCATAGCCGCAGCGTCCTCTGAAAAAGCATTGCCAGATTTGACAATCAGATCACCGTTTTCGTCGAGTGTTACATATGACATAGCGTCCTCCTTAACGCGGTTAACGTACACATATTATAGTATGGAACGCTCGCGAAGTATACAACAAAATAGTCAAAGCTCCGGGCGAGTCAATCAGTCAGTGAGACAGTCAATCAAAAGAGGTTTATTGAATCAATGGTTATTGATTCAATATGCGCGTGCAAAGTCAAAATGATGATGAAGAGTGGTATGATGAAGTCACCCATCAGTCAATCACTCAAAGCTGACGGGATGAAGAAGGGCGGTCAGCGAACCGACCGCCCATGGGAGATTAGTCAAGCTTGATGAACTGGTCTTCAACCAACAGCTTGCGATAGAAGTCATAAATACGCTTTGGTGTTTGCTGGGTCTTGAGACCGTTGTCGAGCAGCGCGTCAACAACTTCACCCTGAGTGGCAGTACCGCCAAGCGCATCGAGCGTATTCAAGATGACCATCGCCTGAGGAGGCAGCTTGCGATTAGCAGGGACATCCTTAGTCAAGAGAGTGACCTTGCGGCCATTGAACCCGTTGACAGCTGGACGTGGAATGCCAGAGTTGCCGACTGGTGAAACAGCTTGCAGCTTTGGAGCTGGCTTGGCAGCTTTCGCAGGAGCTGTTGAAGATGATACTTTTTTGTTTGCTTGTGCCATGATGGCCTCCATTCTACTTTCTAATTGGTCGAGCACCCCGCTCTAACCATGCTCTTAATATAGTATAGTAAAGCAGAGAAGTAAAGTACAAAATACTGCAAAATACTGAACATTAGTCAAAGCCCCAGAGACCAGGGCCAGTCAATCAATGAGTCAATCAATCAGATCCTCAGCTTAGTTTCAAGTGAGTCAGTCAAGCAAACGTCAGCCAAAAACTGAGGCCAATCAATCGGCGCACTGTACGAGAATGCTATTGTTGATGAAACACCATCCTCCATTAGTCTCAGTGCATCACCACCGCGATGGAGCGTCAATGCTTTCTGTGATGAATCAGCCACCAGTATCCAGGACCTGCCTCCTGCCGCCGCGCGACGCATGTGCCAAGAAACTTGAAACTGAGACAGTGAAACAGCATTATTCGTGGTGCATTTGAGCTCAAGCCAAAACTCATGGCCCCCATAACACGCGTTGACGTCAGGCACCCCCTGCTGGAGCGCTCCCGTCTCGATCCTTTGCCAATGGACCTTGGTCAGATTGTTCTTCAGGGCTTGGTACAAATTCTTCTCTGTATGGTACATCGTTCAACACCTTCATGTTGCTTCCGTCAAGTAACTGCTGTAACCTTGACTTTAGTTCGTCGTCTGACATTGTTTCAACCTTTGAAACAGTGACCTCCTTCTTCTCAATATACAGGCCAGCCGCCCGACCTCTTGAGACCTCCGCGCTAATAGCCGAGGATATTTGACCCGAATCACGGGCTTCATCCCGTAAGAGGGAAAGTTCAGTAAGATGCGACTCCATCGACACAGCCGCCCGTTCATGCTCCTTTTTCATCAAGTCGATGATATGATTAGCGATGAGCGGATTTCTGCGAAGTAGAGCAGATCCTTGAGCTTTCGCGCCAAATTTATGTTTTGTGAAACCTGCACGGCGAGCAGCTTCAGCGCCCGACATCCCCTGCACATACAGTTGACAGAACTTTTTGTGCTTTGGTTGCAGGGGACGGTGTTTCTTACCATCAGGCGTTACCCAGTAGTTGCCACACTCTGACGGCTCTACAGGCGTATATTCAAGGGAATCCAATGTGGTTACGTCAGTCTTCACTAGTGTCCTCCAAAATACTTACCAAAGTATATATACCAGTGAATCTTACCCAGAGCAAGCAAAACTCTCTCGCGACGGCTTATCGTTTCTATGACATTTGTAACCCTATGATTTATACCATAGTAAATCTCATAGTCCAAGGTCCATGGTACAAGAGCCTTACAGCAAGCATTATGACATTATGAGATTATGATGTAGGTTTACGTGAACGAGTCACTCAAACCTGTGGGAAAAGCATTGGGGGCAAAAAGCCCCCAACATTATTAGTTAGTTTTCGTAAGGTCGTTTGTTACTCTTGACGAAATGGACGAATAAAACTTGTTGAGAGCTTCTTCAAGAATATCGGCAAGGCTCACCCAGCCGCCGACTTGTTGGGGGATATCGTCCTCATCAAGAATGGCTATTTCGAATGTTTCAAGGTCGATAGACAGAGCATAATGACTTTCAGGCCACTGTTCTTCGTCATCGAGTTTTTCTACCCACTCACCAACGCTAGAATAATTAGCAGGGAGAATACCCATAAAGGTGAGCATAAAGTCCGCATCATCGCGGAATGCATATAACGCTTTCATTATGCTGCCTCCTCGATCTGCATAGAAGCAGGAAGCCCAACCTTGAACCACTCATCCGCGCCATAACGCCAAAGTTCGAAGGTGCGCAAATCAAGAGCGTAATACCGATACCAAACTTCACCGTCACAAAACTCTTGGTGTTCGGCGATCACTGGATCGATGGCTTCCTTACAAAGGTGAATACCGCTGTGGAAATCGAAGTCTGTGAAGTTGTCTAAAGATGACTGAGTATATAATGCAAACATGACCTAGTCCTTTCTTGCTGGTCGATGACGGGACGCTACCCGCCTACCATTATAATATAGTATACAAAGTAAAAGAATACTATCTCAAAACACTGGGTCTATTTGACCTCCTCAGGAGTGAAAGTGATAACATTGCTTTTACCTTCGGGCTGGAAGATCATATCGCCAATATAGTCCCAATCATCGTGGTCGTAGAAATAACAAAAGCA